AGGAAATGCGCGCCCTCGGCATGAACCAGACACCCGGCAACCACGCCTGGCGCATGAAGCCGCGCAATGGCAGCCGATGAGATCGTCATCGCCCTCACGGTCGGCGCCATCGCCGTGTTCGGCATCGCCGTCCTCGTGCTCGTGGCGATCTGGCTGCCGCCGTTTCTTCGCCGGATATGGGAGCGCGATTTCGACGATGAAGAGTGACCACTTCGCTGGAAATCGTGTAGATTCGGGCCGACTTTTTCCCCGGTAGAAAAACGGTGCCGCGAACAGGGCGACCCAGATTCGAGCCAACGGACGAGCAGCGCGACTACGTCGCGGCCTTGGTGGCCGGTGGCATACCGCTCGATACGATCCGGCTCGCCATCCCGGGCGCAAACGGCGCTCTGGACCGCAAGACCCTAAGCCGGGCCTTCCGCGAAGAAATTGCAAGCGGCGGACAGCGGGCCAACGGACAGATTGTCAAGTCCCTGTTCGCCAAGGCCACGGGGGGCGACACCACGGCGATGATCTGGTGGACAAAGACCCGCATGGGATACCGCGAAACGATAGTGAACGCTAACCTCAACCTGCCGAATGACTCAGAGGCCGCCCGATCGATCGCCGGCCGACTTGTTCCGGAACTTGCCGACGCAGGAAAAGCTCAAGCGCCTGGCCAAGCTCACCCCGAAGGACCGGATCACGCTGCTGTACGCGTGGCGGGAATTCTGGGCACGAACGGAACAGCTCGAACCAACGGCCACGCTTGACCACCCGCTGGGCGCCGGCCAGTACTGGCGCTACCGTGGGGATCGGTGGGAGCCAGCGCCGGCCACCGACGATTGGACGTACTGGGTCAACAACGCCGGCCGCGGCACCGGCAAGACGCGGGTCGGGGCCGAATGGGTGCGGCGCAAGATCCGGACCACCGACCGGGTGAGCCTCATCGCCCCGACCGCCCACGACATACGCGCGGTCATGGTCGAGGGCCCGTCCGGCATCCTGGCCGTGTGCCCGCCGGCTGAGCGGCCGGTCTATGAGCCGTCCCTGCTACGCCTGACATGGCCCAACGGCCACATCTCCGAACTTTTCAGCGCCGACGAGCCGGAACGGCTGCGCGGCCCGGCCCACGGCGGCATCTGGGCGGACGAGCTGGCGGCCTGGCGCTATGCGGATGCCTGGGATCAGGCCCAATTCGGGCTCAGGCTGGGCGATCGCCCGCAAGCCTGCATCACCACGACCCCTAAGAATGTCCCCGTTTTTAAAGCGATCCTGAGCGATCCTGGGGCCATTGTTTCACGTGGAACGACCTACGATAACGCCCACAACCTGGCGCGCACGTTCCTCACCAACATCGTCGGCAAGTACATCGGCACGCGGTTAGGCCGCCAGGAGCTCGACGCCGACCTGCTAGACGACAACCCGGGCGCGCTGTGGCAGCGGCCGGTGATCGAGCGCAACCGGGTTCGCGTGGCGCCGGCGCTGCGCCGCATCGTGGTGGCGATCGACCCGATGGGCTCGACGGCGTCCGAGGCGGCCGAGTGCGGGATCGTCGCGGCCGGGCTGGGCGAGGACGGGGACGCGTATGTCCTGGACGATTCGTCGGTCCATGCCAAGCCAGTCACGGACGAAGGCGACGGCTGGGGCCAGGTCGCGGTGCAGCTGTACCGGGATCTGAAGGCCGACCGGATCGTGGCCGAGGTCAACTTCGGGGGCGACATGGTCGAGATGGTGATCCGGACCGTCGATCGGAACGTGCCGTACAAGGCCGTGAGCGCCAGCCGTGGCAAGCAGGTCCGGGCAGAACCGGTGTCGTCTCTGTACCAGCAGAACCGGGTCCACCACGTCGGCGCCTTCGCCCGGCTCGAGGACGAACTGTGCGACTGGGACCCGAACACGTCGAAGAAGTCCCCGAACCGCTTGGACGCGCTGGTGTGGGCGATCACCGAGCTCGCCCTGGCGCAATCGACCACGGGCCTGCTCGACTGGATGGCCGCCCAGGACGAAAAGTCTAAGAATGGCGCAAACGGATCTGTCCCCGCAGGGCACGAGCGACCTGCAACGCCGGTTCTGTCCAAGCCAGCCTCGGGCGTCACCGTGCGCCAGAACACCTTCCACGGCGAGTAAGGGCTTTCCAACCTGAAGAATCGCGCGTATTGTCCAGCGCAATTTGCATCCGTGACGGGAATTGTCATGCCGACGTGGATGGTTGTCGTGGTTCTCGTCATCTCCCATACCGTGGTTGCGGGCCTTGCGCTGTGGTGGGGGAAGCTGCATCCGTCCGCTGCCGCGAAGCTCATCGCCGAGGCCGGCACAATCGAGAAGAAGATCGGCGGATGACGCGCCTGATGGCGATGCCTCCCACCATCACGATCAACCGGGCGGACCTGCGCGCCGCGCTGGAGAGCTGGTATCTGCGCGGTGCTGCCGCTGCGGCCGGTCCTGGCCCGGTGCCAAGGCCGTCGGACGAATCGATCGAAACGCTCTGGAATCTGCTCGCCCAGCAACCCGTGGAGGTCTGACCGATGGCGCATCACCCGGACGTACCCGACTCGGCCACCGGCCTCATCACGGTGCTGCCGCCGTCAGCGAGCGGCGCATCAGGGGCCACGAAAAACAGCGGCGCCAACCCGATCGTGGTGAACGGCCGCACGTACACGGCCGCGCTGGGTGCGTCGCTCCAAGTGCCGGCAATGGACGGCAGCGTGATGATCGAAAACGGCTGGACCGCCTTCGGCCGCTTCAGCGGTACGACCGCTCAGCGTCCGGTTGCGCCCAACGTGAGCCGAGGCGTGCTCTACTACGACACGACGGTCGGCCACATCATCGTGTGGGACGGCGCGACCTGGCGCGACCACGACGGCTCAAGCGTTTGACCACAACGCCCGCTCCCGCGCCTCCCTCGTGCTCAACTTGTGCCTCCTCCAGACCCGGCAGCGATCCGAAGCTGCTGCGGTGCCAGCGGCACGCTCCGGTTCCGTGCGCGCACTCCGCCGGGGTCGCCGTTGAGTGGCCGCGCGTCAACCCGAAGGACTGGTGCGGCGATTGGACCAAGGCGTGAGTAAATGGGCGAGGCGCGCAACCGAAAGCTCATCGAGGAGCGCAGAAGCGCAATGAACGGGACCTGCCAGACCTGCGCGCATTTCAGCGCGATACAGAACGAATGCCGCGCCCACGCGCCGCGCGTCTTTCTGGTGCCGGGACCGAAAGGAGAAGCGCGTACGGTTGCCGCGTTCCCGCCGGTCAAGTCTGACTTCTGGTGCGGCGAGCACTCAACCGACCTTGGAATTTCCGCCGACGGTGCAGACCGCGCCGCACGGCAGAGCATGTAAATGACGACCGCTCAATATCGCCTGCCGACTTCTCAACTCAATTTCAGCTCGCCGTCCGGTCTGCTCCAGGCCGATAGCAGCGGCACCTTCAGCGTGACGGCCGGCTCGGCTCAGGAGTCCGCGCTCATTGCTGCTGGCGCCCTGCTCGTCGTGAGTGGCGGCATTGCCGAGCCCGGGCCGACGCTCAAAGGCGCCAACGGCGCCACGATGATATCCGGCGATACCTTGCGCGTGGCGGCGGCCAGCACCGGCACGCCCGGCAGCGGCAGCGCGGTCCAGGGCGTGGCCGGGCTGGATGCGACCGGCAAGGTTCCGAGCGCGCAGCTTCCCAGCGGCACCACGCCGCCGACGATCAAGGAATCGGGCGGAACTGCTCTGATCGCGGGCGACGTGCTCGAAGGCGGCGCATCGACCAGCGGCACCCCGGGCAGCGGCACGGCCGTGGTCGGGTTCGCCGAGCTCGATTCGACCGGCGCGATTGCCCAGCCGATCAAGGGCGTGGCGACCAGCTCGGACGCCGCGGCCGGATTCGTGGGCGAGTATGCCGAGACGGTCGTTGCTTCCGGGTCCGCCGTCTCGCTCACCACGGCCACGCCCGCGCAGGTTGCAAGTCTGTCGCTCACGGCCGGCGACTGGGACGTGTTCGGGTTCGTCGGGTTCGTGCCGGCCGGGACCACCAACATCACGGCGCTGCAGGCAAGCTCGAGCCTGACCACCGCGCAGATCGACTCCGGCAGCGGATTCACATCGCGCGCCGCCGCCGCTGGCCTGGTGCCGGGGGCCAACAACATCGAGGGTCCGTTGCCGCAGGTCCGCTACAAGCTCGCCACGACCACGAACCTGTTCCTGAACGCCGAGGGCACCTTCACCGCGGCGGCCCTGTCTGCCTACGGCACGATCCGGGCGCGCCGCCGCCGCTGACATGCCCGACGCCTCCCAAGCCTCGCGCGTCACCGACCTGTCGGACACGGCCGGAACGCCGGGCTTCTGGGACCGGCTGCGGGGCGCGTTCCGCTATGCGCTCACGGGCGACTTCTCGCAGGGCTGGTTCCCGCCGCTCAATCCGATCCAGCCGATCGTGCCGGACTCGCAAAAGCCGTCCGTCGAGGGCCGCCAGCTCGACTACGTCGTCGGCTCCAACATCCGGTACACGCCGCGCTCGGAAGAGCTCATCTCGTTTCAGACGATGCGGCAGCTGGCGCACTCGGACCTGCTGTCGATCATCATCAACGGCCGCAAGGATCAGCTCGCCAAGCTCGAATGGTCGATCGAGCCGCGCGATACCAGCAAGCGCAAGACGATGGCCGCGCAGGCGATCGAGCTCGAGAACTGGTGGCGCAAGCCCGATCAGCGGCACACCTGGCGCGAGTGGCTGTCCATGCTGCTGGACGACCTGCTGGTGATCGATGCGCCGTGCCTTTTCGTTCGGCGCGACCGCACCGGCGTCGTGTGGGGGTTCGACCCGATCGACGGCTCCACCATCAAGCCGCTCATCGACCTGCAGGGCCATCGGCCGATCCCGCCGCTGCCGGCCTATTCGCAGGTCCTGCACGGCACGCCGGCCATCTGGTACACGCACGACCAGATGGTGTACAAGCCGCGCGTTCTGCGGACCTCGCACCTGTACGGCTACTCGCCCATCGAGCGGGTGATCCTGACCGTGAACGTGGCGCTGCGCCGGCAGGTGCAGCAGCTCGACCACTTCACGGAAGGGTCGATGCCGCATTACCTGCTGAGCGTGCCGAAGGAGTGGACGGCGGAGCAGATCGAGTCCTTTCAAGCTCGCTGGGATGCGCGCTTTTCCGGCAACCTCGCCGAGCGGGCCCGCACGCATTTCATTCCGGACGGGATCGGCACGCACGAGTTCAAGAAGATCGATCTGAAGGACGAGTTCGACGAGTGGCTGGCGCGCGTGCAGTGCGCGGCCTACGGAGTGGACCCGACGCCGTTCATCAAGCAGGTCAACCGCGGAACGCAAGAGACCACGCGCGAGGCGGCCCTGGCCGAAGGGCTGGCACCGTATCAGGTCTGGATCAGCGAGCTCGTCGATGACTGCCTGGAGCGGATGGGCTTTGCCGACTTCCGCCACAACTGGAAAGACGACGAGGCGATCGACCCGGTCGAAAAATCGACCATCATCAAAAACAAGATCGCCGCCGGGGCGCTCCACCCGAACGAGGCCCGCGCCGAAGACGGGCTCGATCCTCTGGACGATCAAACCATCGCGTGGCTGTTCGCGATGCAGCGCTCTCCCACCCCGGTGCCGTCCCCGGCGGTGTGGCAAGACGGTCAGCCGCCGCCCGCCCAGACTCCCCCGGCTTCTCCTCCGGTAGCGTCAACCTCCGCTCAAGGTGGCGGCGCGGCTGCTCCACATTCGGACGACGAGCACGCCTCGGGCGGCGCGGCAGCGGGCAAGGGGGCCGCTGCCAACGGCCTGGGAAAAGCGCGAGCGCCGGCGCGCATCGACCGCGACCGGCGCCTCGTCAAAACGGCCACGGAGCGCCTGAGCCGCGCCCTTACTAAGACACTGCGCAAGATGGCACCCGACATTGCCAAGCAGATCGCCGACCGCCTGCCGGAGCGGAAGAAGGCCAGCGGCGATCGCCTGCCCGATGACATCGCCCAGGCTCTGGACCTGGCTGCTATGGACGGGATGGTGAGCGCCTTCGAATCCGGCCTTGCCACGGTAGCGAAGGATGGCGCGCGCATGGGATTGGATCAGGTCGGCGTTGAATTGGACCTCGACTCTCCGAACGAAGACGCCGAACGGTGGGCCCGGACGCGCGCCGCCGAACTGGTCGGCAAGCGCTACAACGAGGACGGCGATCTGGTCGATAACCCGCGGGCGGAGTTCGCCATCACGGACGGCACGCGCTCGCACGTGCGGGGGCTGGTCGCCAGCGCAATCGACGAGGGCTGGAGCAACGACACGCTAGCGGCGAACCTCAAGGCGTCCTACGCGTTCAGCGCGGCTCGAGCTGACGTGATCGCGCGCACCGAGACTGCGCGGGCGGATGTGGCCGGCAACCTCATCGGCTGGCAGGCGTCGGGCGTGGTGGAGCGCAAGCAGTGGATCGTCGGGGACGACTGTTGTCCTGAGTGCTGCGATCTGGACGGCGTCGAGGTCGATATCGACGAGTCGTTCCCGGGCGAGGGTGGCGACGGGCCTCCGCTGCATCCCGCGTGCCGCTGCGATATCTCGCCGGTCGTGACCGAGACGGAGGCCGCGTAATGGACATCATCAACTCAGGCAACTGGTGGCACCTGATCGTGGTCGGCTTTTTCTTCGGCCTCGGCTTTGCGGGCGGCTCGGCGCTTTTCAACGCCCTGCTTGCGCTCGTTCGGCGCAAATCGGCATGAACACCCACGCCGCCCCGCCCTCGCTCGCGCAGGAAGCGCAGCGGCGCTTGAGCGTGGCGCACGAGGAAAAGATGGCGCACTGCAAGACGATGGAGAACAATCTGCGGCACATGCTGCGATTCATCCAGGAATCGAGCGGCGAGGTCGATCCGGGCTGGCTCACCATCGGGCGCACGCATCTGCAGATCGGCATGATGTGCATCCGGCGGGCGATCACGCGGCAGGACTTCTTCTGATGGGCGGTACCATCAGCGTGCGTTGGTGGCAGCATCCGATCATATGGCTGCGATTGCGCCTCGAAGGGCGACGGTTGAGGAAGAGCGGAAATTGAGTGGTCGAACAGGTATGGACCGTCATCCAGGCGCACCCGGAAACCGACCAGGTCGAGATCATCGCCATGCTCCCGAAGGGCCTGGAGCATCACGCCCGCACGCTGGCGCAGACGCTGTCGATCGGGGCGCCGCACAATCGCGCGACCGCGTTGCTGATGAACAAGGCCGATGCGGTGCGAGCGCTGATGCTGACGCAATTCGGAGTTGAATTGACGGTCAAGATCGTGGAGCCGAAAACATGAAACGCCTGTACGCGCCGATCACAAAGGTCGAAGAAGCCGACGACGGCACGATCAAGGTTTGGGGCTACGCCTCCACGGGCGAGCAGGACGAGGACGGCGAGACGATCCAGCCCGAGGCGATCAAGGCGGCGCTGCCCGATTACCTGAAGTGGGGCGCGGTGCGCGAGATGCACCAGCCCAAGGCGGTCGGCACGGCGATCGAAGCCACGGTGCAGGACGACGGACGCACGTGGTTCGGCGCGCACGTGGTCGATCCGATCGCGGTCAAGAAGGTGCAGAACAAGGTGCTGAAGGGCTTCTCGGTCGGTGGCCGGATCGAGGATCGCGACGAGCTCGACAAGACGATTATCACGGCGATCAAGCTGATCGAGGTCTCGCTGGTAGATCGGCCGGCGAATCCGGAGTGCGAGATCCTGATGGCGAAGCGCTCGGCCGACGCGGCGCTCGATGACCTGGTCGAACTGCTCAAGAAGAAAGCCGTCGATCCGGAGATCCTGATCGATGCGGCGTTAGAGAAGGACGCGGCCAAGCCGTACGGCGACGTGGAGTACGCCGACCCCGGCTACCAAGAGGACAAGAAGAAGCGTTACCCGATCGACACCGAGGCCCACATCCGGGCCGCGTGGAACTACATCAACAAGGAAAAGAACCAGGCGCAGTATTCTTCCGCTCAAGTTGCCAGCATCAAGCGCAAGATCGTCGCGGCCTGGAAGAAGAAGATCGACAAGGACGGCCCGCCCAGCGCGGACGACGGCGAAAAGCTCGCCAAGGGCCTCTACTCTGTCGCCAACTTCGCCCAGTGCCTGGAATCGCTCGCGTGGATCTGCCAGGCCGCGCAGGCGGACTTCGACTGGGAGGGCGACGGCTCGCCGGTGCCGGCGCAGATGCGAGAATGGATGCAGAGTGGTGTCGATATCTTCTGCGACATGGCCGAAGAGGAAGCCAACGAACTCGTTGATTCGCTGCGCGAGCAAGCGGGCGAGGCAATCCAACTTGTGATGAAAGGACAGTCGATGGATCCGAAGCTGCAGCTCGCCGAACTCAACAAGGCCGGCGCGAAGTTCTCGAAAGAAACCAAGGCGGCAATGGACGCGCACGCGGAACACCTGGGCAAGTTGCACAAGGCCATGAAGGAATGCACGTCGATGGCGAAGGAGGCGTGCGACAAGATGGACGCGCTCATGCCGAAGGACGGCGACGGCGCGGACGACGGCGACGATGACGACGGCAAGAAGGCCGCCAAGATCGTCGCTGCCGGGATCGCCAAGGCGGCAGCGGCACCGACCAAGGCCGAGGGCGAAAAGATCCTGGCCGACGCGATTGCCGAGGCCGGCAAGATCCTGACCAAGACGGCGACTCCTGCTGCCGCTGTGACCACGCCAGCGGCCGGCACCGACGAGGAAGCTGCTGCGAACCTCGCCAAGCTGATCGGCGATGCGGTGGGCGCGGCCACGGCCGACCTGCGCAAGACGGTCGAGGTCATCGCGCGCCAGCCGGTGGGGGGCCTGCCGGTGGCGAGCCAGCAGGCGGCCGACATGCTGCGGGCCGCGGGGCTGACGGTGGTCGAGCGCGGTGGCGGCGCGCCAGAGGTCCCGCCGGTCGTGGTCGATGGCCGCGTGGACGAGGCGGCAACTTGGATGAAGAAGCTGCTGGACCCGAGCCGGGCTCAGCAGCTGCTGAGATAGGGCGCGCGGGCCGCGAGGCTTCGCGAAGAGATCAACCTAACCGCGCGTCGGGGCGTGCCCGGCGAACTCCCTAACCCAAGGGGGCTGTGATGAGTTCGATTTTGCCTGCGTCAGCACTGACGGGGGAATCGCTCGACCTGGTGCGACGCGCACTGGCCGCGGGCGGATCTCTCGCGAAAGCCGGATGGATTGCGCCGACCTCGGCGACCTCCGGGATCAACTACTACGACCTCGAAGTTCCGGTCAAGCAGCTCTTCCCGATCGACACGCCGTTGCGCGACCGCATTCCGCGCGCAAAAGCCCCGGGCGGTACGCAAGCCAACTGGCGCGCGATCACCGGGATCAACAGCGGGCACCAGTCGCCCGGCGTGTCGGAAGGCAACCGCAACGCGGTCGTGAACCACACCACGGCCGACTACTTCGCGGCCTTCCGCGAGCTCGGCGAGGAAGACAACCTCACCTGGAAAGCCGAGTACACGGCCGAAGGGTTCGCGGACCTCAAGGCGCTGGTGGTGGACAACCTGCTGCGCGCCACGATGGTGTCGGAAGAACTCATCGACCTGGGCGGCAACACGTCCCTGGCGCTGGGCACCACGCCCACGCCGACGCTGGCGGCCTCGACCACCGGCGGCACGCTCGGCTCGCACACGTATTCGGTGATCTGCGTCGCACTGACCAATGACGGCTATATCCAACTGGCCGGCATCAACATGGGCACGACGGGCGAGGCTTTTAGCGCGGCTACGGCGGCCCTGACGGCGGTTTTCAACCGCACCACGGCCAACGGGGCAAGCGACAGTTATGGCGGCGGCGTTGCGCAAAAGTCCGCCAACGCGACCGTGGCCGTGACCGGAGCGACCGGCTCGATGACGGCGACGGTCACGCCCGTGGTCGGCGCGGTGGCGTACGCCTGGTACTGGGGTCAGTCGGCAGGCAGCGAAGTGCTCGGGGCAGTGACCACGATCAACTCGACCCTGATCACGGCCGACTCGACCGGCACGCAGAACGCCACGGCCCTGCCGTCGTCGGACAACTCGGAAAACGGCTACGTCTACGACGGCATCATCACGCAGCTGTCGAAGGGTCTGGGCAGCTATTACAAGGCCCTGGCGACCGGTACGGCCGGCACGGGCACGCCGTTGACCAGTGACGGCGCGGGCGGGATCGTGGAGCTCAACGCTATGTTCCGCTCGATGTACGACCTGTACCGCCTGTCGCCCGACACGCTGTACGTCAGCTCGCAGGAGATGACCAACATCAACGCGAAGATCATCGCGGGTGGCGGGGCGCCCCTGTTCCGCTACAACCTGGACGTGACCGGGCAAAACGACATCATCGGTGGGGTGGTGATCGCCGGGCTCATCAACAAGATCACCGGCAAAAAGGTGATGCTGCGGGTGCACCCGAACATGCCGCCGGGCACGATCGTGGCGTACTCGGACCTGATCCCGTATCCGCTGTCGGGCGTGCGGCAAGTGCTGCGCAAGCTGCTGCGGTACGACTACCGGGCGCTCGAGTGGCCGATGGTCACCCGCCGCTATGAGTGGGGCGTGTACTTCGACGGGGTGCTGCAGAACTACTTCCCGCCGGCGTTCGGGCTCATCACGAATATCGGGAACGGGTGATAGATGCGGGTTGCGCCGAAGCATTAAAGACTGGGCCTCAAATCCAGCGCCCGCACTTTAGGAGATCGCAGCAGATGCCAGACGAAAAGCTCGTGAAGCTGAAAGCGCCCCCGGGCGTGACCGCGACCTCGCTCGCCGAATTGATCGACGGCATGGTTGAGGTTACGGTCAGCCAGGCGAAGCTTCTCATCGAGCACGGCTTCACGAAGTACGAGGAGCCGATCGGGACCTACCGAGACTTGGGCGGCAAGATCGTCAGGCCGCAGAAGTAGACCAATGCCAGGCCCGACCCTCGCATCCGCCGGCCTGAGTGCCGTCGTCACGGCCTCGATCGCAGGATCGACGCTGACGATCAGCGCGGTTGCGACTGGCACGGTGGCGATCGGCCAGCAGGTTACCGGGCCGAGCGTTCCGCCCGGGCTCACAATCCTGGCCGGCAGCGGATTGAGCTGGACCCTGAGCGGGCCGGCCACGGTTGGGTCGGAGCCGATGGTTCTGCTGCCGACCTTCGCGCCGCAGCCGTTCGACCTCACGGTGCTGGCGAACCTGAAGCAGTACCTTTTCCCGTCAGGCGCGCCACCGACCGCGAACGACGCGCTGCTGCAGCGGATGATCTCCAGCGCCAGCGCTGCGATTCAGACCTGGCTCGGCTATGACCCAGCGGCCGGCTCGATGCTGGCGCAGACCACCTACACCGAGTCGCCCAACGCAGTATTCGACGGGGCCGGCTGGCCCAACGAGTGGCTGTACCCGATCCCGGTGCGCTATCCGCCGATCCAATCCGTGACCTCGGTGACGCTGGACAGCATCGTGGTGCCGAGCGGGGGCGACGCGGTGAGCAAGCCGGGCTGGTTCTTCGACACCGAGCATCCGATCATGGTGTATGTGGCCGGCTACCGACCGCAATTCCGCGGCAAAAAGGACGTGACCGTCGTCTACAGCGGCGGCTACACGGCCGTCCCGTGGGACGTGGAGGAGGCCTGCATCGAGATGATCGCGCTGCGGTTCAAGGAGACCGGTCGGATCGGCGAGCGCTCCAAATCGATGGCGGGCGAGACGATCAGCTACATCGTCTCGGCCCTGCCGCCGGCCGCGCAGGCGGCCCTGCAGCCGTACAGGCGGCTCCCGGTGGTCTGATGGCAACCGACGCCTTCCCGATCCGCGTCGTTGGTGCTGACGCCGTTTCAGCGGCCCTGCAGGCCGCTCCGGCCAAGATCCGGGCCGCCGTGCGCCGCGCGGTGGAGGAAAGCGCCGCGCGCGTGCTGTCCACGGCCAAGGCGAAGGTGTCGGACGATGTGCTACACGTCAAAACCGGCCGCCTGCGCCGCTCGCTCCATTACGTGCTCGGCGGCACCGACACGGCGCCGTCCGCCGCTATTGGCACCAACGTCGAGTACGCGGCCATCCACGAGTTCGGGGGCCAGACAAAGGCCCACGTGATCGAGGCCCTGAACGCGAAAGTGCTCGCTTTCGAAAAGGGCGGAGTGACAGTTTTTGCCACCCGCGTGAACCACCCGGGCTCTAGGATGCCGCAGCGCTCGTTCCTGCGCTCGGCGCTGGCCCAGGAGGCATCCGGCATCAAGCAGCGCATCGAGGCCGCCGTGGGCGGCGCGCTGCCGGGGCGCTGATGGTAGCCCCACCGGTCGGGCGCGAGGCGATCTGGGCGGCCCTGTTCGCCCTGTTCGCGCCGTTGCTGGCCTCGGCCGGCGGCCCGTTCCAGACGGTGAGCAGGCGGGCGCGGCACTGGGGCTCGGATACGAACCCGTGGCCGGCCCTGTACCAGCTGCAGCGGCACGAGAAGGCGATCACCAACGAGCGCGGGCTGCCGACCAAGTGGGAGCTCGAGGGGTCGCTCTACATCTACGCGAAAAACGAGATCAACGCGGCCGGGGGCGACTCCGGGGGCGGGCAGATCCTTAACCCGCTGATCGACGCGGTCGAGAACGCCCTGCGGCCGATTCCGGTGCTCGGCAACGTGCAAACGCTCGGCGGCCTGGTCTCGCGCGTCTTCATCGATGGAGTCGTGGAAGTGGACGAGGGCAACCTTGACTTCCAGGCCGTCGCCATCATCCCGGTTCGCATCATCGTGCCGGTCTAAACGGAGGTACATATGCAATTCGCATTCGGTTCCGGCGCTGTGTGGGCCACCCCGCTGACCGACAACACGGGCACGACGATCACGGTGCCGACGCCCCTGCGGGTCGGCGTCATCCAGGAGCTATCGATCGATCTCACCTGGACCTCCAAGCAGCTGTTCGGCACGAACCAGTACCCGCTTGCGGTCGGTCGCGGCACGGCCAAATCGACCGGCGCCATCAAGTGGGCGCAGATCAATTCGGAACTCTGGAATGCGCTCGTGATCGGCACGCCCGCCTCCGGCGTCACCAGCGGCACGCAGACCATCGACTACCGCGACGTGACCGGCACCGCGATCCCGGGCACGCCCTACCAGATTACGCCGACCCCGCCGTCGAGCGGGACATGGCTGGCGGACCTTGGCGTGGTCGATGCGAACGGCATCCAGCTCACGAAGGTGGCCGCCTCCCCGTCAACCGGCCAGTACAGCGTCGCGGCCGGCGTTTACACCTTCGCCGCGGCCGACACGACGCACGTCGTCTATATCGACTACACCTACACGGCTTCGATCACCAACTCCAAGACGGTCGTTGCGACCAACCCGCTGCTCGGGTACGTGCCGGTGTTCCAGCTCGACGTGCTGGTGCCGTACAACAACAAGAATACGAAGTTCACCCTGTACCAGTGCGTGGGCGACAAGCTCGCATTCGCCACCAAGCTGGAGGACTTCATTATCACGGAGACGACGTTCGGCTTTTTCGCGACCCCGTCGGGCAACCCGTTCAAGTACTCAGTTTCGGAGTAATTGAGAATGCTGAAAGGTATCAAGGTTTTGCTGCGGGACAAGGAGTATACCCTTGCCCCGGTGCCGGTCGATGATCTCGCGGAGATCTGGCCTCAAGTCTGCAAGGTCCTACGCGAGACGCCATCCCTTACTGATGCGGCCAATTTCGACAAGGCGCCCGACATCATCAAGGCGGCGGCCGATGTCGTCTTCGCATCCATGCGCTTGGGCAACAATCCGGAGATCACGCGCGAGAAGGTCGGGCACGATATCCTCGACTACGGCAACTGGCACGAGGCATTCCTGGCCGTGCTGAAGATTTCAAACATCAAGACCGAGAAGGCCGGCGAGGGAAACGCGGCGGCGCTGACGATGGTACGGACTGGGACGGAATCCGGTGCGATCTCGCCAGCGCCTTCGGATGGACCCTCGAATACATCGGCAAACTGACGCTGTGGGAGCTTGAGCCGATCTACAAGTACTGGCAGCGCTGGCCTCCGCTGCACTGGATGATCGGATCGTACTTCGGGTACGGCAAGAAAGTTGAGCGTGCTCAACTCTTGAGGGGCATCGCGGCCGAGGAGAAGAACAGAGAAGGCGCCGAAGCGTTCATGCGGTTCATGGACTCGGTGCAAAGCGGCACCCTACGCATCGGCGCCCCGCACGGGAGTTGAGAGTGGCAGAAGACCTCAAAACGAAGGTTGAGATCGGGGGCGACACCTCCGGTCTTGCTACCGCGCTCTCCGATGCGGCCGCGAATGTCAAGAGCGGGGCCGAACAGATTACCGGCTCCTTCGGCGCGATCGGCGGCATCTTCGAATCGGTCACGAGCAAGCTGGTCGCCTTCTCGGCTGGCCTTGGCGCTGCGGCGGGTTTCGCCGAGATCATCAGCTCCACGACGCAACTGTCCACATCGATCCGAAGCCTGTCGCTCTCGATGGGGATATCGGTCGAGAACGCATCCGTATTGAAGTCCGCTCTGACCACGATCGGCGCGACCTCGGAGGGATACGTGGGCGCGCTCGATCACCTGGCGCGGCAGATGAAAACGAACGAAACGGGGATCAACGCGCTGGGCATCGCCACCCGCAACACGGACGGCACCACGCGCGACAGCCAGGCGGTCATGCTGGATGCGCTCAAGGCCGTGCAGCAGTACAAGCCGGGGCTGGATCAGACGCAGGCGGCGATGTACCTCTTTGGCCGCTCCGTGCAGGAAGTGCGCGAGTTGATGCCGCTTCTCAACGTCAACATGGACGAGGCCAAGGCGAAGGCGCAGGCGCTGGGCTTGGTGCTGTCCGACGAGCAGGTCGCGGCGGTGAACCGCTACAAGATCGCCCTGAACGAATCGAAGGAGGTGGTCGAGGGCGCGTTTTCTGCGATCGGTCAGAAGCTCATCCCGGTGTTGACAGAAGCGGCCAAGGGCTTCGCCGATCTGGGGCCGCAGATCGTGAAGGTCGCTCAGGTCGTGGGCGACGTACTGGCCGCGGGCCTTCAGATCGCGGGCGATTTGATGCACTGGCTCGGCGATGCGGTCAAACAGGTCTGGGCGATCCTGGCCGACGCCTTCGGGCAGATCAGCTCCATCCTCGGCGGCACGGGCGCCGACCTTGCTACGTGGGGCGAGACCTGGCGCAACGTGCTCGGCATCCTCGGGGCGGTCGGTAACTTCATCAAGGGCGAGTTCATCATCGTATTGGACGCGCTGGTGGGCGCGGCTAAGAACGTCGCAATCATCTTCAGCACGGTCGGCACCGTGCTCGGCGATGTGGCCCACGGCGACCTCACACAGGCGTGGGCCGATGCGAAAGCGGGCGTTGCCTCGCTCGGCACGAACACCGAGTCCACCTTCGCGAAGATGAAGGCCGCTGCCGCAGCTACGGGGGATGCGATCAAGAAATCGTTGCTGTCCGGCTACGAGGCCGCAGCGGACGGCGCGAAGAAAGCCGGCGAGGCCGCCGCCGACCCGCTCGCATTCAAATCCGGCACTAAAGGGTTTGAGGCGCCCGACAAGTCGAAGGATGCCGCAGCCGGTCGCGACACCGTCCTGCGCGCGCAGCTCGCGGGCGAGAACGCGATCGTCAAGGAGTACGTCTCCGAGCAGGACAAGGCGCTTCAGGACGGCTACAAGAACGGCCTCATCGCTCTGAAGGACTACTACGCGCAGCGGCTTGCCCTGTCGCAGCTTCAGCTCGACACCGAGATCGCCACGACCGAGCGGATGCAGCAATCGGTCGCCGCGCAGAAGGCGCTTGCAACCTCGCAGGGCGATGACAAGGGCGTGCAGGCGGCGCTCGCGCAGGAGGCAACGCTACAGACGCAGCTCATCGTCTTGCAGCAGAAGCGCGCCGCCGTCGCGATCGAGTCTGCGGCCGCTCAGGTCGACGCCGAGAAGAAGCTAGCCGATCAGATCGCGCTCGCTCACGCGCAGGCAAACGAGAAGGTGCGCACCGACGCACTCGATGCGCAGCACGCGGTCATCGCCGCCGAGGCCGCCGCCGGACAGATCACGGGCGCGCAGGCGATCGAGGCGTTCCGCAACATCGAAAAGCAGAAGTACGACATTGCGGTGGAGTTCGCCAAGCAGCGGGCCGCTCTTGAATCCGATCAGGTGAAGGCCCAGCAGGAACTCGGCGACAAGCTCGCCACGATCCGGGCCGACTACGAGAAGAAGGACACCGAGATCGCGGTGCAGAACATCAAGCAGCGTAAGGACTTTGAGACGCAGGCGATCACCGATATCCAGAATGACTTCGCCACGGCGCTGGACGACATCGAGACCAAACATAAAAGCGTTTTCGATGCGATCAAGACGATGCTCACGTCGCTGGAGTCGCAGTTTCTCAAGATGGCGAACCAGGAGCTCGCGCAAAACCTGTTCGGCGCGAACCCGGCCGCTGGCTCGGCGGGTGGCGCTGGCGGTGGCGGCCTTCTATCCGGCCTGTTCGGAAGTTTCGGCGGCTCGACTGGCCCGGGGGGCGTCGGGCCGGCTGCGCCTGGCTCCGGCCTTCTCGGCTGGCTCGGCTCGTTCGACAGCGGCATCGACTATGTGCCGAAAACCGGCTTGGCGGTGCTGCACCCGGGCGAGCGAGTGCTCACCCGTCAGGAGAATATGGAGGGCGGTGGCGACACCGTCCACGTCCATAACAACTTCAACGTGCAGGGCGAGACCACCTACGAGTCGCGCGCGGCCATCGCCAGCCAGGTCGGGCGCACCCTGCAAGCGGCACGGCGTAACTTCTGATGGCCGGCGCCTTCCTCGAAACTCCGCGCTTTCCGGATGACCTCGCCGTGTGGGCCAAGTCTGGCGTGGGCTGGTCCAACCAGGTCGTGACGGTCAAGAGCGGGCGCGAGGTCCGCAACCAGGTCTGGACGTATCCGAAGGCGCGCTTCGACATCGCCAACGCGCTGCGCTTGGTAGCGATCCAGGGCGAGGGTGCGGCGGCCTACAACATCGCGCTGGTCCGAAACTGGATCATCACGATGCAGGGGCAGTACAGCGGCTTCCGGTTCAAGGACGCGACCGACTTCAAGGACGAGGCCGCCGGCACGTTCGTGGCCCAGCCTGACGGCGTGCTCACCGTCTTCCAGATGGCGAAGTCCTACACGATGGGAGCGGTGACACAACTGCGTCAGATCCAAAAGCCGGTAAGCGCGACCGTGGCCGTGTTCGACAACGGCTCGCCCGTCTCGCCCACGGTGGACTACACGACCGGGAAAGTTACCTTCGGCAGCCCGCCCACGTCGGGCCACACGCTCACCTGGACCGGCCAGTTCGACATCCCGGTGCGCTTCGCCCTGGACATGCTCGACTGGGCGCTCGATCAAGGGGGCCTGTACGTGATCCAGACCATCCCGCTGGTGGAGATCCGGATTTGAAGACGCTGACCTCAGCGATGATCGGGTACCTGCAATCCGACACGCAGACCTTCAATACGTGCTGGTCGATCGCGCTGGTGAACGGCACCAACTTCTATTTCACCGACTGCGACCAGCCGATCGTCTTCGGCGGCCATTCGTACTCGCCGATCGAGGGCTACTCGCCGTCCAACGTGCAGTCCTCCGACGCCTATGACGTGGACCACGTCGAGGTCACGAGCTTCCTGGACGCCTCCGGGATGACCGAGGCGGACGTGATGGCGGGCCTGTGGGACGACGCCAAGATCAGCATGTTCATGGTCAACCGGCTGGACCTGACTGCCGGGGCCTACCACATGCGCGACGGTGTCATCGGGCAGATCACGATCACATCGCCCGGGCAGTTCACGGCCGAGCTGCGGGGCCTGACGCAGTACATCCAGAAGACGATCGGATACCTCGTCTCCCCGACCTGCCGCTGGACGCTGGGCGACGTGAACGCGGCGGGCCCGGTGGCGGGCTCGCATTGCACGATCAACCTTGCCGCGCTGGCCGTGACCGGGGCCGTCGTCACGTCGGTGGTCAACAATCAGAGCTTCGCGGCCTCCGGGTTGACGGCGCTGGCCGGCTACTTCACCAGCGGCTTTCTGAAGTGGACCGGGGGCCTGAACGCCGAGCGGCCGATGGACATCCAGGCGCACGGCTCAAGCGGGGCGATCGTGCTGCAAGTGCCGATGCTGAACCTGGTGCAGGTCGGGGACGTGTTCACGATCTATCCGGGCTGCCAGAAGCGCCTGCAGCAGGACTGCATCACGAAGTTCTCCAACGGGATCAACTTCGGCGGCTTCCCATACCTGCCGGGGATCGACAAGATGCTGCGTCCCGGAGGCATCTAAATGGCCGTGGCGCGCGCGGACGTGGTGGCCTGCGCCCGCACTTGGCTGGGGACGCGCTGGCAGCACCAGGGGCGATTGAAGGGCGTCGGCGTCGATTGCGCCGGCCTCATCATGGGCGTCGGCTACGAGCTGGCCCTATTCGACGTGCGGTTCACAAACTACTCGCGCCACCCGGACGGCGAAACCCTTATGGCGCTGTGCCGCGAGCACCTTCGGCGCATCGACCCGAGCCAGGCCGCCCCGGGCGACGTGCTGGTGTTCGCCTGGACGCGCGAGCCGCAGCACATGGGCTTTGCCTCCGAGGTGGCCGGCCGCCCGGGCCTGATCCACGCCTTCGCCGACGCGCGCCGCGTGGTCGAGCACGACTTCGACGATATCTGGCGTGGCCGCCTGCGCGGCGCCTTTCACGTCCCGGGCGTCGAATGAGCCAGCAGGTCTTAGGATTTGTCGGCGCCGTCGTCGGCGGCGTCATCGGCACGTACACGACGATTGGCACGACCTACGGGGCCGAACTCGGCTATGCGCTGGGCAGCGGGATCGGAGCGATTGCATTCCCGCCGAATATTCGCGGCCCGCACGTCCGATCCCTGCTCGCCCAGAGCGCGGCCTACGGGACGCCGCTGCCGATCGCCTACGGCAACTGCCGCATCGTCCCGACCCTGATCTGGCAACTCCCGATCCAGGAGGTCGGGACCTCACAGGGCGGCAAGGGCGGCGGAGCGAGCATCACAAGCTACGCGTACTTCGGCACCTTCGCGGTCGCGCTGTGCGACTGCGCGGGCGGGCTACCGATCACCGGCGTGCGCCGCGTGTGGGCGAACGGGATCCTCGTCTACGACGTGAGTTCTACTGCAACCCCGGCGACGCTCATCAATTCGAACGAGTTCGCCGGGCAGTACATGACCGTGTATCTGGGCACGCTCACCCAGAACCCGGACCCGACCATGCAGGCCGCCCTCGGCGCCGGCAACGTTCCGGGTTACCGCGGCACGGCCTACATCGTCTTTCGCAACCTGCCGCTGGTCAATTACGGGAACCTACTGCCGTCGATCAACGTCGAGATCACGACGGCCACTGCCGGCAACGCTCCGGTCAAGGTGTGGGAGAACGATGCGACGGGCTTCCACTTCATAGACGGCAGCCGCGCCGTCTTCGTGACGGGCTTTGCGAACGGCTCGGTGCGCTCGATCGCCAAGACCTTCAGCACCATTGCTAGCAACGACGGAACCGCCTATCGCCTGAACCTGACGGACGGTACCACCGTATCGCCCGACATCCCGACCAACTTCGAAAACACCATCTCGTCCGGGGCCGCCTACTTCCGAGATCCGTACGGCAACGGCATGGTGCTGACCTGCCCGAGTCACGGCTCCAGCTGCGGCGTGTACATGCGCGGACCGGGCGCGATCACCCTGAGCCCGCAGGGATCGAACGCGGCGGCCGGCCTATGGACCAGCAACTACACGACCGGACACGTCGATCAGGATGTGCTCGCGTGCCTGACCAAGCCGGCCGGCATCACAGGAGTCTGGACTTTCAACGCGGCCTTCCCGTGCGCTGACTGGCAGCACGTCGGCGTCATCACGAGCGATGCCACCGGCACCGGGAACGTCTGGCTGCACGTGGTCGCGTTCACCGACCTGGGCGCATGTTCCGAGGTCGCCTACTACCTCTTTACCACTCCGGGCGATTTCGTTCACACCGGCAACGTCAACGGCTCCTGGCTGGACCCCTTCAATTACTGGGCACCCGGCACGGCCATGCTGGAGTCCAGCCTGAACTCCTATTGGGCCTCGAATGGATTCTTCGGAGTGCCGGAGGCGTCCTACTATAAGGTTGATGGCGCGACCAATCAGGTCGTGATGGTCGGTCAGCTCAACTACACCATTCCAACACCGACGAGCCACGCATCGATCTTCGCCGACAATGGTGTCATGGTGTACGAGGAAGGCAACCGCGCCCACTGCATCAGCGCGAGCCAGCTCGGGGCCGCTACGACGGTTCCGCTGTCCTCGATCGTTACCGACATCGCCGAACGCGCCGGCATTGCGAGCGGCAGCATCAACGCGACTGCGCTCACCGATGGCGTGTGGGGCTTCATCATCGATCGGCAGATGACAGCGCGCGCGGCCTTCGAGGCCATTGCGCCGGCACTGTGGTTCGATGCGGTCGAGTCGGACGGCGCGCTCAAGTTCGTGCATCGCTCGGCCTCGCCTGTGGCTACGATCACGCTCGATGATATGGGCGCCGACACCACCGGGAAGAACAACGCGAGCCCGCTGGCGTTCGTGCGCGGCAGCGAGATCGAACTGCCTTCCGAAATCGATCTCACCTATTACGCGCTCGGCGGCGACTACCAGCCAGGCGTGCAGTACGCGCGCCGCCTGATCGGGATAGAGTCCAATAACGTCGTGAACGTCGATACCGGCACGGTCATGGATGACACGCAAGCCGCCGTCGCCGCCGCCATCATCCTGTGGGACACGATCGCCGGGCGCATCTCGTTCAAGTTCTCTACCTCGTACAAGTTGAGTACCGGCACCGTCCCGGCCGGACAGCTTGAGCCGACCGACATCATCACGATCCAGACCGCCAACGAGGCGTACCTAGCGCGTATCAACCGCAAGACCGAGAACGGCGGCAAGATCGATTGGGAGTGCGTCGCATGCGCGCCGGTCTATTCGCAGGCGGCCAACGGCGGGGCGATCACGGCCGGGCAGATCGTGAGCGGTGTCATCTCGACTATTGCCGTCATCATGGACATCCCGCCGCTGCGCGATCAGGACGGCACGGGTAGCCCGAACCTGTATGTGGCGATGTACGGGCCCGGCGTGGGCTGGCCGGGCGGGGGCCTTTTCAAGTCGAGCGACGGGGGCGCATCGTTCATTGCCGGCATCACGATGGGAACGCCCGCGACGGTCGGGCGCGCGACCAACGTGCTCGGCAACTGGACCGGCGGGAATGTCTTCGACGAGTGCAGCACTGTGACCGTTACCGTCCTGTCCGGGCAGACGCTGTCCGGGACGACGGCGCTCGGAGTGCTCAACGGCAGCAACGCGGCGCTGATAGGCGCGGAGATTCTCCAGTTCAAGAGCGCGACTCTAGTCAGCACGAACACCTACCAGCTATCTGGATTCCTGCGCGGCCGGTTCGCGACCGAAGCTGGCATGGCGACGCACGCGGTCGGCGAGACGTTCGTACTGCTCAGTCCGCCAGCCGTGATCGCGGTGCAGTCCACGCCAACGTCCGATATCGGGGCGCCGCGCATTTACGACGCCGTCACGATCGGGCAGCCGCTGCCGACCGGGGCGGAACAGACGATCACCG